GATTCTTTCCATACTTTGTTTCGGTATCAGCTCTAAAATTAGTGAAATAATATTTGTAATTTAAATCATCATCTTTACTATACCAAGATAAACCATCTCGTTCATCTCTATCAGCCTTTAAATGTACACCTAACATATATTCAAAGGTTATTATTCCTGTATTTGTTTGTGTGTTGTTTTTTGCCGTTATATTTGTTATAACATCTCCCCACACGGAAAGGTTGATTGCAGTTTTTCCTTCCCACTCAATGTTGGTATTAGACCCATCAACTTGAACGCCACTTGATTCTTTGTCACCATTTCTAACAATTGCTGCAATAGTATCTGCATGTGTGTCACCATTATTATCTATCATTACAGCAAGATTACCTAATTCATCATATTTTGCTTCGCGATTACTAATATGACCTTTACGATAAAACCATAACCAATCTTTAAAATTTTCAGGCCTTTCCACTTCATCAAGTTTATTCATATAGGTCTCAAAACGTCGTAATGATGTCAAATGTGAATTAACAGTACCACTAATCATTTTAATGCTTTCTTGTTCTTCTGCTCTTACATTTTTCTTATCTTTCCATTCTTTATCAATCACCGCATACTTGTATCTATTTTCTGGAACATTGTTTTTATTAACCCAATTTAAAGTTTGTGGTTTCCAATTTTTATCTATTTTTTCACCTAATGGTGACTTCATACCATTTTCAAAGTAAATTAATTCTGATTCTTCATCATACTGTCCTTCTGTATATAATCTCCCAAATGCATCTTTTCTTTGGTTAGTTGTTTTTTTCTTTTCAGCCTCTAATGTACAAGTCCAAGTCAAACCATATCCGTTTTCATCAACGTGATAAACAACATCCCCCTCATAATATCTTTTTCCTGGTATCCACTCTTGAATATATGGGGTCACAATACCTAAATCTTTAATAGTATTGCTTAAATAAATGTTAAATTTAAGTTGTAAATTTGTACCATTAGCATAACCATAATATTCTGTTGCTATTTCTTCAGCTTCGCCAATAAATTTACGCAAAATCACAAGTAGTTTTGTACCATTACGCATGTTAAACTCTTCTTTCAAAGCTTCATAATATTTTCTATCATCTTTATTATGTTTTGTATGCTTTTCATAAAAATCTACTTGTTTTTTAAGTTTGGTGATTCTATCATACATGTTTTTTGCTTCACCCAAATAGATGTAGTCGGGAGCTAATGGGAACTTTTCTGTTTGTTCAACACCACAAGATGTATTTTCATTAAATTCTTCGGATAAACCAACATGTTTTATGCCGATACCACGCTCCATAAATTTTAAGAATGGCTCTTTATATTCATAGTTATGAATCTTAAAATCACCGATTGTTTCAGTCGTCTTAACTCTGTCCCATTCCTTATCTTTTATTGCACGATAATAAGTGTCTATTAAATAGCGGTATGAATACTCGCCATTAGACACTTTAAGGTCAGTACCGTCTTTACAGGTATAATTAAAACCACCTTCATTGTAGTTAATATTGGCTACTATTTGTCCATAATTACCTTCTTTACCTCGGGTGGCTTTTACTATTTCAGACTTCCCGTTATCATCTATTTCAAGGAAAGCAAATAAACCAGGCAACCTCGAAATTAGTTTCTCGTAACTTACTTTGTAATTAATTGTTCTCATTATTTTATCTTTCCTTCATATAGATTTAATATTATATTATGCCCATGTCCATTTTTAGTGGTAACACTTTCACCATAAACATCTGGGTCAAGATAATAAATGTGTTTCTGTGTGGCCTTATCATAACGATATTTCCATTTTATGTGACAATATTTCATATATCTTGCCGTACCATACCCAATTTTATCATCATCTTTCAATGTATCTAAGTCTTTATCGAAGTCAATTTCAGACCAATCATAACAAATATCATCAAAGGTTTTTATTTTTCCTTTACCTTCATCTTTACGTTTCTTGTATCGGTCTGTGCCTATAGTTGGGTCTTCTTCGCTTTTTCTAATGTATGGCATCATAAATGGTATGGTACGACCATACCCTGCATGATTAAATTCTACTCTCATATAAATATCATTTGGGAAGACACCACCATTATTAGTTTTATACGTATAAAAATAAAACCCTTCACTTGAATGTTTAGAGCTATACTTATCAGTAACGACAAACTGAGAACTCATTCTCAGACGTTCAAGTTCATCAATATTATCTCCTAAATCCCCATTTTCTACATCAATACTTTTATTGCGCATTGGCTCTCTATTTACGCGAACACCGTTTACATTATATACCGTATAGTTTTCTTTGTCCGTTAATGACGTTCCAATTACAGCCAATGGTTCGCCATTATTCAAACATTTTTTCTTATGGTCAACTTCTTGTCCATTTTCAACCATTAAAGCTAAACTATTATATTCATTTACATCTATTATAGAACCTTTCTTATATGTCTTACCTGTTTTTATATTTTTAACTGTTTCGTTGGTCTTATATTCCTCTTCAGTATTAATATTTTTGATATATTTGGCAAATAATTCACCACTATCAATAAAAATTGTTGAAGTATGTAATAAATTTTGATTAGCAACATTGTCAGAATCATAAAATGAAATACGCAAAAAAGATTTCTTTAATTTACTTTTTTGATACTTCACATCATTATTGTTAAAACCAAGATAAGATAATAAATCAGATTGATATTCTTTTAATTCATTTCGTTTTTCTCTATTTTCTTTATAATCAGCATAATTTAATTTATTTATATCATAGTCAATATTACCATCGTAATTATGTGGTTTTTCATTTTCAGGATTTTTCGGTGCATTCTTATAATAGCTAAAATAATCGTATTTGTTGGATTCTGATATATCTGATTTATCTAATGGGTAGTTAAACACACGCCCTTTTAAATCAATTACTTTTAGCTTCTTTTTACCGAGTTCTTTGGCTTTATTTTCATCAAGCTTTTTCTCCAACACTCTCGTTCCGTTCCAATAACAATCTCTTTTACACTTCCATTCTTCTTTATTTTCATTCTCATCAACAGTATCACGATGTTCTCTAAAATGTAAGTTAAAAATAATCTTATATGCATCATCATATTTAGCATTCACATGTGAATATTCTCCATCTTTATTACTGCCTTTATGTATTGCAGGAGTATATAAATCCTTTTCCATATCAATTATTGGATTTATCATCATTGATTTTGTTTTTTCAACAAAATTTGTTTTTAACATATCATTATGATGTAAATCGTTCTCAAATTTTTGAGTTAACGGAATTTGAACAACATTCACTGCAGTGTCAAACACAAGGTCAAAAGTACCATAAGGGTTATCGTACATTAAATTACCCCTTTTTATAATTAGACTACCTAATGAACCCTCTTGAAATGGTATATCATCTTTTGAATTATGAACAATTCCATTTGGGAATACATTATCATTAAAGATAGAAATATCATCACCAAGACTTTTTTTTGATGTGTTCTTTTCATTTAAAGGTAAAGCATTATCTCTTAAAACCCATTCACTTACTTCATCAATAACAATACCATCAGTGCTAAATTTATCATAATTAAAACTAAGTTTTGTTTCATTTTCAATATGGCACTCTTTTTCGACTCTTAATCGTTCTAATGATTGAGTTGAATCATTATATTTGTTAAGATACAAGTAAATCTTTGGATAATCAATTTCTTCAATTATTTCTCGCCCATATTTTGTTGTAGCATACATGCTAATTTCATCACCAACATCTATTTTTTTCACTTCATTTGGTGCACCAAAAAAGTGTGTGCCGTTAAACTCTATAATAACATAATTTTCACGAGTATAATAAATGGTATCTTTATCCAATTTTATTGCTTTCCGCTTAGTGTTATCATATTCATGTATTGTTTTAAAACTTACGTTTGAACCAATTAAGCAGCCCTCTAAATTATCTCCAAACAAACTAATATCATTCCATGTGTCATTTTCATAGTAAAAAATTGTATTGTCTGACACTAATTCACCATCATTATTCAAGATGTCACGACCATTCTTGCCATAAGCAGCTTGATTCGTTTCAATTAACTGATATTTATCAGCTTTCTCAATAGCAGAGTCAAGCCAAGCTCTATCCACACTCATTTTCTCCCATCGATTGTTAACATACCTAATTAAGTTATAACGAGTTTCAACGAATATTTTATTGATATTTAATTCTATCTCTTTTTTTACATTAATTGTAAAGAAGTTATTAGCTCTACATGCGGACGTAACAATAACATCTTGTATGTGGTTTACTTTTTTAAATAATTCAGGGTGTTTAATGTCATCATTATTAATTACGAGTTCTGTGATACTTGTTAAATGGCTTCCATCTTGTACCGTGTATAAATCTTTAACCCAAAACTTAAACGTAACATCATCTGAATGATTAATGATAGAACCAAAATCCCCATCTGGTACATCAATTGATGTATCATCTTGTCGTTCTACATTTATTATGTCTAATCTTTTAAGGTCAACACCCATTTTACTATTTGTAACTTTAAATTTTAACATGGTACTGTTGTATCTTTTGTTAAGTAATTATTTTCAGGTTGCTTAATTCCTGCAGGGTCATTAGGAAACGCAGGGTATCTATCATCACCATCAAAATATAAACCATTTGTAGAAAATGGGTCTTGACGTTTTAAGTAAAAATTAATACTTTGTGTGACATAGAAATATCCATTTGCAAATATAAAATCATTTAATTCCCTTGAACGGCTATCACCAATATTAACCAAATCTCGCCATAAATAACGATTACCACCAATATATGTTGCGTAATCAGGAATATCACTATTCTTTCTTCTAAGGATTAAAGATGGGTATGTTATATCATCACCAAACTTACCATTAAGAATATCACAAAGTTGAAGCCAACTAAACTTTTTTTTATAATGATTTTTTTCATTTAAATCATAATTTATGTTACTAATAACTTCTTTATCTTCAAAGTCAGTTGCATTTTCAATATATTCTTCATAGTTGGGAGACATTAAGAAATTTATTTTATCAATTACTCTTACACATCTTGTAACATATCTTTTATCAGATTCATCGTCACAAATGAAAATAATATCATTGACATTAAGCCCATGAGCAATTAAAGTTGTTACTTGTATCAATATGCCATCTTCTTGAATAGGTTTTACCCTTCTTATTCTTAAAGAGTAATGAGAACCTTGTACCACTCTCGTATATTCTCTAATCTTAATAGGATAATGTGCTTGGTAATAGTATCCCTCAGGTCTTGTAATTGTTCCGTAATCTTTAATTTTGTTTATGTTTGCATCTTCATACTTATTCTTTATACCATAAACTGCTGTATATTCTTTAACTTCAAATAATATCTGTTTATCTCCAACAGTTCTAATTTTATCATAATCATCTTGAAATATCTCATGGTATTGGTATTGAGAATAATGTTCGTTCTCGATTGTTTCTCTCTGTGCAGTATTAAAACGATGCATCACTCTACTGATTAATTTTTCTTTAAAATCAACAGGATTAAATTCAACTAAATCACCATTAAAATAAGTGTTACGCCACTTAATATCATCATCTAAATTTAGACTATCACGATCTTTACTTATTTTATGATTCATATTGCTAACTTCATTAACAACATTTGTAATGTGATGAACAGACGATAATTTTTTCCAATAACTAATAGGTGCAGTTGTTTCTTCAGTATCTGATGCACCGACGTACATTTCAAAACCACTCGTCACTTTACCAAAGCAATGTGAAAACTCAATCTTATAACCATTGTAATCAACACCGTATATTGTTTTAAACTCTTCTTGTTGAGTTTGATCTAAATCTTTCAATTTATTATTACTATATAAAGGTTTGTCTTTATTATACCAAACTTCGTGGCCTGCATTGTTCTTTACAAACGTATAATATATTTCTGACAACGGTCTCCCTAAATTATCAGTTAAGCCTTTAACATTAATTCCATCAGTAAATGTAATTTGTGCCACATTATCGTTATATATACTCGAAGCAAAACCTAACTGATATGTTTCATTACTAAAAGTTTTTTGGTAATTAAAATTAACAGAATCCATCGCATTTTCTTTAACATACGAATCAAATTTACCATTAAACTTTGCTTTATGCGTAGTTTCTTCTTCAGTCATTTCTCTTTGTGCACCCTTCAAATTTGGTATTTGTCTAAATTGCCTTATGTAATAAGTTGATTTCACGCCATTAACACAACGTCGCACTCTGAAATTTGTATACCTCAAAAGTTTGTTAAGTAACTCGGTTTTTAAGACATGGTCTTCATCATAAATGTCTTTTTGGTCATCTATCGGTTTACCCTCCTTATCGTACATTGAATCATAAAATGGTATTAACTTACACAGTTCTTCATACGATTCTTCCGGTTTAGCCTTAATGGTTTTTGCAACAAATATAACATATGATTTATAAATTTCTTTTAATAATGACACATCTGATGTATAGAAATAATACTCATCGTTATTTCTACTCATATCACCAACGTTCGTTACCTTATGATATATTTCTGACTCATAATACACTTCATTTCCGTTCAATGTATTTTCACCAAATTTATCACATTCACCATATGTTTTAAGTTCATGACGATCATCTCCACAATATTTGTCATTATATGGATTTGTATAATACAAATAGAACATATCACCTTGTTTTAGACCATGTTTGGTATATGTACGGAAAATAATGCTATTTCCACCAATTCTACCTGAGCCTAACTGAGCAGTGACAATTTTTAAACCCATCCATCTATTACCCTCACTTATAGTTTCATCAACATAATCACCAAAAGAATTGATGGAGCGTTTAATATAAGAAGAACCACCAAGACATATTGGATGTTCATAAATGTTTTTATATGGATATGTTAGTACAACATTCCAATTATTTTCATTTTCGTGTGTATATTTGTTATATTTTGGAGCAAAAGAATATAAACTTCTATCAGGGTACATATCTATGAACTCACAAGCCTTATGATTATTTAAGGCTTTACCAATATCCATACTATTCCATTTTCTGTCGTCTATTTTTTGTGGGTCAATTGTTGTGTTATTTGTAAATCCCCACCACCCATTATCTTCATACAAATTTTGGTTTATGCTTTCATCAATAGATAATATATCATCGTGCAAATATAAATGTTTTTCATATTTAAATTCCTGCGTCTTAATTGACTCAAGTGATTGGCGTTTAGAAACTTTTTTATAATTACCATTTCTATCCCTCAAATAATCAGATAACGTATTAAATACTTTTTTAGCATCTGTTGTTGGGCCAACTTTTGGAATTGGATTAACAACCTTAAATGATGTGTTTCTAAGTAAATGATTATCAAAGAAATCATAACCTGGGTGATACTCAAACCCACCATGTTCTTTACTTGAATATTCAGTATTTGAAATCATATGAACACGGTCAGGCTTATCTAACCCAATTGTGTTATCGATAGATATTTCATTACTGATGTCTCCTGTGTTACTTTTATCCGTTATAACGATGGTTTCATTAGACCCCTCATCTTTTACAATTTCAGTTAACGCATTAAATAATACATTAGTACAATAAGGCACAACAGTTAGAATCAAACGGAACTTATTTCCCGCTTGACGCTCTTTTTCATATACACTCCTTTGACTTAATGTTGAACTAACATTTGGAAAAGGTATTGCCTTAGTTGTCTGTTTAAGATTAACGTCAACCTTATGAGTTGACGGTAATCCTTTTACAGAATCTGTTGCACTTGTTCTTATTTCGTGTCTATTCATTATCTAACTTTTGTTACTACTATAATATCTTTTTCTTTATATTTTATCTCGTGCATTGCATTTGCTTCTGAGAACAAGATAAAATCACTTGCCTTTAAGTCAATTAAATTAACATCTGTCTTTGTAACATTGCCATCCTCAATATAACATGGGTCATTTGGGTCTATAAATTCTTGTGTACTAATATCTTCTGAATACCCTTCACCATATTTGTTCTCACATAACATATCAACAAATTGAATTACACCATCCAATTTTGTTATTTCTTTTTGAAGGTCTCCAAGATATATATCTTCGCCCATTTGATGTCTACGTACGTCCATATAATCACTAATTTTTCTAATGATTCTTTGTACAACTTCTGATTTATCATAAGTTTTATCAATATAAACAGTCACTCTAAACCCAACATTGATAACTTTACCAGATTTAATCTCAACAAAATCATTTACCATCTTATACTGAGACAGATATTCTTTCATATTCTCGGCTACAGTCTCACTTAATATGTTTGTTAATTTACCATTACTATCAAGGCCTAATGTATAAATTGCAATTTTATTGTTCTCCTCAATAACACCCATGCGGAAAGGTAAACCATATTTAGCAGGGATTTTAGTCAGGCGAGAATAATAATCGTTAAGTGTCACGCATCTATTCTGTTCTCCGTTATTATATTTAATAAAATGCTTAATTTCATCAGCATTTGGAAGGTCTTTACCTCCATATGAAACAGTTGGATTAGTTACTTTAATACTATCTTTAACCGCACGTTTTTTGGCTGCATCCATACGATCATCACAATTTCCATCAATGTTATAGTTAAGTGAAATAACATTATTTAATGTATGCTCTGCAATATTACTAATCTCACCACCACCAACACGATAAAGTACATAAATAGTTGTTCCTGTTTCAGGCAATGCACCCATATAATCATTAGCATACATCTTAGACATCATATATTGTGTAAATTCTTTTGCATTGTCAGGAATGTTACCATACTGATTACGTATACCCGCCCCAAATGTAATCTTTAAACGATAGTCATTAGTATATTCCGTTATAAACTTGTTTTTTAGTCTTTTCCAACGACCTTTAACTGCAACTCTCATTGGGTATAGTTTACTAACTTCAGAAGATTCAATATCGTAATCAGGCTTTTCACCTTTCTTAACTTTTTTAGCGTTATCAGAAATCTCTTGAGTAATTATTTCTGTTGCATCAACAACTTCCCAAACAGGATTATAATAATGACGATAATTTACTAATTCATCTTTCTTATTTGGATAACCACCATCATACTCTTCTACAACATACCCAAAACGATATTGGTCAATTAAATTATCAACTTCAAAATAACGTTGAATTGGTTTTCCGCTATAATCATAGTATGTTTCCTTATCAACATAAAATTCAGCAAGTGATGGGTCAGATGTAATGTCTTCCCCTTGACGAACAATAATACTTTCAACATTAAGAACGTTTTTATCAGAAAGAGTAATTGACATAAATGGTTCAACGTCAATAGGTTGAACGGTCATTTTATAAATTTTACTCTGTGCTGCAACGGCAATGGCAAGTTTTTTATATGTGTAATTCTCTATATTGCCATTAGAATCTCTATTTGTAATAATTTCCCTATTGGAATAACCATCACGATTAAACTGTTCTTTAAAATCAACATCCTCATCCAATTCAAATGTAACAGAACCTGTTGAAAACAAAGTTCCACGTCTAATATATGGGCAATAATCTTCATCAGGTGTAGATAAACGGCCATCACTATTATCACCCGTGTCATTCACTGGTATTTCACAAGTTAATTCAACTTCAACAATCGCAGCTTTTTGCCCGGGTATTCTTAATCCATTACTTCGTGCCAATGCAACCAAAGATGCCATTTCTTTGGCACTTTCAAGATTAGTCTCTTGAAATACTCTATCAGTATGGAAAGATAGATTGTCACCAACATCTGACACCAACTCAATAAGCCACTCACCAATTGAAGAATCATTCAAAGAAGCAAAAACATCAGGGTAATATTTACGAGTTAATTCTCTAATTTCATTTTTATAATCGTCGTAATTTCTTGCGACATAACTAATTTTATTTTCAGCCATTTTATGTTTATTTTTCTATATTATAAAGGTGTCTGTATCTCATATAAACTTGTAGAACCATCATCCTCCTTTACAGAATAGCGTATTTGAGCATTTAACCCTAATCCATCATCTGTTTCAACTATTATAATATCCTCTAAGGAACAATCAGGTATCCATTTTTTTACTGTTTGTTTTAAAGTCAACATTACATCACTAAATGTTTCATTCTCATTTGGGTTAAACAAAAATTGAATTAAATTAGTTCCAAATGTTGGCCGTCTTAACCTCTGACCAATTGGTGTAAATAAAACGTGCATTAACTCACTCTTAACCATATCAGCCTTTGTTGTGTTTAAGTCTAAGCATTTACCCGTTTCTGACACTATCTGAATTGGAAATTTTATTCCATAATATTGGGTCTTAGCCATAAAAAAATCCTATATCTATCTTAAAGATAAATATAGGATTTATTACTTTTAATATCAATTCAATTCACTCTCTTCAAACTCTCCATCAGCGTTCTTTTCCCATATAATTTGGTTTTCTGAACCTCTAAATGAAAGGGTTGTATTTCTCTTTGAGAGAATAAATTTACCGTCAACAATATAATCACACAGATTAACAAGTTCCTTTTGAGCTTCATCAAGATTCTTTATTTCGTCCATTGTAAAACCTGTATAGAGCCATATGTCTTTCGTATTTCCGAACCTTTCTCTAAATCTCTTTACAACTCCTAAGACTTCATCTGCACTAAATAAGGGGTCTCCACCTGTAAGTGTTAAACCCTTAATATAAGGCTTAGACATTCGGTCAAATAAAATATCTTCGACCTCTTGTGTAAATTCCTTACCGGCATCAAAAGCCCACGTCTTAACATTGTGACATCCTTCACATTTATGTTTACAACCACTAACATATAATGCTACACGAAATCCTTCTCCGTCCACAATAGTACAATTAATAATACCGCTATATTTCACTTTATCAGCCGTTTTTTTTTATTATACTAAAATGTGTTCTTCATGTTTCGTTCTATCTTTAAATTCACTCTGTTTGCCTTCGTTGAAACGACGCACATCAGAGCTTAGATAGCCCGTTACACGTCCAAGGTGTTCAATGTTATCACTTCCACATACAGGACACATATCGCCTTCCATATCACCCGAATATCCGCATTCTTTACAGTTGTCAATCGGGAAATTAATTGCGGCATAAGGAATGTCCTTATCCATCATGTAATTAACCATATCCTCTAAAGCATCAATGTTACTTCGCACCTTTGAATCCACTTCAACATAAGTAATACAACCTGCAGAAGAATAACCTGTTAATTGACTCTCAATATCAACCTTTTGGAATGGTGTCATTTCTTCCCAAACAGGTACATGAATTGAATTTGTAAAATATTCTCTATCAGATACCTTTGGAATCACACCATATTTACCTTTGAATTTTTTCATTGCTGTAAAACAAAGATTTTCAGCCATATCTCACCCTCGGTTTCCCGATATTTTGACTTTTAGGGGACTAGACTATATCTTCACCCTCTAAACCATTTAAGGTTTGGTAGGGGCTTCACATTTCCACGTTATGTGTACTCTACTCAGTTACTCTATATTTAATTTCTCAAATATATACCTTTTCGATAGTCGTTAGAGAACAAAACCTTTTTACCATTTTATGTACAAATAGCAAAGTTTTATCCTACGGGGTTAACTTATTTTAACAGTTTAATTGTTAAAACTTAGTCTTTCTTACTAGATTATTACTCTCAACCCGTTTAGTGAAGGATTTGTACATAAGATTACTCTTATGCCGCCCACTCAAATCTAGGCGTATAATATACTCCAAAATTCAATTTGTATTCTTCCTTAAATTCTGAACATTTCTTTTTGAACAGTCTTTCAATTCGTTTTGCGACTTCCATACCCTCTTCGGTTGTGTGGGTCTTACCAATAAGAATTTGAAGGCACTCAGCCAATCCAAGTTGCCCTACTGCCAATGTACCATGTTTAAGTGCAGAACGAATACCCTCCTCAGGAATGTATCCCTTCATTGTTCCATTTTTCCACATAAATGGTGCACTCTTAGGATTCTGTGATGCAATCCATTCAAATCTGTCAATAAGAGAATCCTTTGTTTGGTCAATTTTACGAGAGAGCAATCTCATAAACTTATCCAACTTCTTTTCTTTATCACCTGAAATGACACCATTTCTCAAATCTTCAAGCTCAGATTCTTCCAAGACTTCCATTGCAAGTGTTGGTAAAATAATTGTCTGTGGACAAATATTTCCTCGACCGTCTTTCAGTTGTTCAAAACCATTAATATCATAACCATTTGCCGTACGACATCCCATTGTAGAGAAGTATGAACATGGATTGTTCTTGTCATACCCTTTATTACCACTCCAATCAATATTAGCATAGTTAGGGTAGATTCGCTTTGCCGTAGACTGAAGTGCCTTTCTGAATAAATAATAGTTTGGATCGCCAGGTTTTCTATTAATACCCTTACCTAATTGGAAAATACCACAAGGGAAAATTGGTGTAAGATGATTCTTACCTGTTCCTCTAATAGAACCATCAAGCAATGCTTCAATTACCATTTGTCCTTCAGGTAGTGTACAAGAACCATAGTTCAATGAACTAAATGGCAATTGAGAACCTGGGCGACTTTGAAGAGTATTCAAGTTGTGTATCAAAGCCTCAACAGCTTGCATTAACTCAATTCTTGTATCAAACAAAGCAGCATTGGCTAAATGCTTATCAAGTTTATCAAAGTTGTCAAATCTAAAATCTTCTGTCGTTAGATTAAACTTCTTTAAAAAGTCTTCTTTATGTTTATCTACCCATTCATCAATTTCATCATTATTCATTGAAATAACAGATAGGGTATCAAAATCTTCTTGACCCTTTATGTAGTTTAGTACATAATGTTTAAAGAATGATTTACGTACATAAGGAACCATTGTCCAATCCACGTGTGTTGCACTGATTCCACCAAATTGTTCTTGTGATTGAATCTGAAAATATACTGCCGTCAATTGCATTGCTGAATTGATACTTGCAGCAGGACGAATATCTGTTTGACCAACCTTAGCACCATTTGCCAAAAGGTCATCCAACGGTAAACTTAGACAGTTGTGTTCTCCACTTGCATAGTTGTCGAGGTCATGTACATAACTTTCATTGTTGAGGTGATTTCTCTTAGTTTGTTTTGAAACACAGTTATTAAGAGCAAAATCCTTCTTATATACATTACTTGCCTCAGCCATTCTTCCACTAAATGAATATTCATCAAGATTAGCATTCTGATTTTCCACATTCTCAGCCATCAGTTTCTTCGCAAACTCTCTTGCAAGACCCTTTCTTTCATCTCGAATAAGTTTGTGAGTTAGACGATAGTCATGGAATGAAATTGCCACTTCAACATCATTTTCAAACAAACACTTTTCAATACTATCCTGAATGTCTTCCACATTTAGTACTACATCTTCATGTTGTTCATTTACACCCAAACGATCAAACACACATTTAAGCACATCTTCATCTAATTCCTTTCCAATAGAATGATAAGCACTTTCGATTGCCTTACGCACCTTTTGTTCTTGGAAAACCTCTTTTGTTTTTTTGTCTCTCTTTAATACTTGAAACATTATAAATTATTTTTATTATTTTATTTTGACATTAATAAGTATGCAAGTTTTTTTAAAAAAATCATAATAAAATTGTCATAACCACATAAATCACTGTGTATCAGCATTAAAAAAAATATATTTTTTTTCTATGTTAAAAACAATAATTTTAGATATTTAGTTAGCGATTTTTACGATTTTTCATTACACTATTAGCCACATTTTCTCTTGTGCGTTGCAGTTGAATATCTTCTTGTTGTGCAATAAAATCAAGTGCTTGGTCTTCCTCTTCGTCAATTTCAAAACGACAAGTACCATTATTGAATTTTACATTAGGCATAACAGAATCATCCATACGTCCTGCACGGAATTTTTCCAATGAAATTGTTACACGATGGTTCTTTTTCTGCTCTTGTGTTCTTGCCAAGGTGATAATTACGTGTCCAATTTGAATCTTTTTCACAGAACCACCACCTGAACTCAAACCAAGAATCTCCTTATCGAAAGAATCCTTTGTACCCTGAATAGGAACCCAAAGTCCTGCTTCATATTTGTGTGCCAATGCCTCAAGTTTACGCATAGTACGACCTTCCTTAGACCATTCACTATCAGTTTTATCTGCACTGTCATATTCCAAGCATTCAAAATAGTCAATGATAATCAAGTCAGGTTTGAACCCTCGTGCGATACCTTGCTTAACAATTTGTTCAATTCGTCCAACAGTAACTTCACCACTCGGAAGATGGAAGCACCACAAATTTTCCTTAATCATTTGTGCTTCTTCAAACAATTCATTCTTAAGGCGAGATTTAACATCTTCTTTAAACTCAGGTCTTGACAAATCAATTGCATCAACACCTGTAAGCCAACCGTAATACTTTCGCTTAATATTAACATCCTCATCCTCAAAATGAATATGAAGAACCTTAAACCCACGATAATCATTGTCCTTACATTTATAAGTTGCTGCCGAGGCTGCAAACCCTGTCGTTGCGGATGATTTACCGACACCGGAGGGTGCAATAATCACACCCAATTCACCCGTACCAAGACCACCATATAAAGCCTTATCCAAACGAGAAAAACCTGTGGGGATTACCTTACGATAATTTTCTTCAAGTGCCTCATCAATACCATCCATAGGGTTATATCCCATATCGAGACTAACATTAGTGTCAAGTGCACCTCTAATCAAGTCCTCAATATCGTAATATTTAGAAACATTCCCCTCTTTAACAATTTCAATCGATTTATTAATAGCCTTAGTCAAGTTTTGTTGTTTAAAAAACTTATCAGCTTCTGATTTAACAATATCTTGACCAACTAAATCAATTTCACGCAAAACTTGAAGTGTAGACAAAATGGTGTCCAAAGTGATAGCATCATGTACATGGACACGAATATACAAATCCATATCTACATATGTTGGCGCTACCCCACTTTCGTTGTAACGGTCTTTCATAAAGCCAACAATACGTCTCAAAACATCCTCCGTGAACATATTTTGGTCAACAATCGGGTTAATCATTGTAAAGAATGTAGAATCTTCAAAAAACAACTTAACCAACTTGTGTTGAAAATCAATACCAAGATAACCCAAGTCAATCTTTGTAGCATCATTAGCCACTTTTACCACTTTTTTTGCCATTGTTTACTTATTATTTTAAATATTTTTTATATTGTCTATTGAAAAATAAAAGGTGCCAACAAATTTGTTGACACCTTAATTGATTACATATGACGATTAACGTAATCAAACTTTGATTGAGGAAGGTGTCGATCAGACCAACGATTATACGCATTAGTCTTCTGACGAACGGCATTTGCCCACCCCTTTACGAAATCAATAGGATAACTTGTATAATAA